AAATGAGAATTCCCAAGTAGTTTGGCTTGGAGAACCTCCATCAAGGCCTGAGCCCTGTGGACTATTGAAACTTCCACCCTCACGGAATGTTGTGACAATAAATCCTGTTCCATCGATTGCTGTATCGTGGATGTGCTGAGGAATATTAAGTGTGTCATCGATTGCTGCCAATGTGATCCACACTGAATCTTTATATACATTAACTCTATTTGTCAATGTATCAAACCATAACTGTCCATCTGTTGGTGAAGAAGGAGCAGTGCTGCCTACTGGCATTCCACCTGTTAGGGAGTCGACATACTCTTTAGTTGCTGCATGTGAAGCAAGAGTTGGTGCTCCTACTGTTACTGCATCTCCGAATGTACCGCCGTTATTTACGACCAGACCATTCTTTACCCTAAAGTCCTTATCTACTGTTGCCATTTACTGCTCCTTCTTCCAACTATTTTTATTTTTTATTACGCAAGCAATGTTCCAACAACTGTAAGTGTTGAACTGTTATTAACAGTAGTTGCTTGAAGTTGTACGTCATTACCTGATACTACTGCTGAAACTGATGATGCTGAACCATTTGTTCCAACAATTCCGTATTCTGTAATCGCAACGTTATCAGAAGTATCTAGGGTAACAAGTACCTTTGAGATTTCTGTATGTGTTCCGTAAGCAACCTTTACAAGGAACTCTGCTGAACGATAGTCAGCCTTAGCCCATGAGTATGCTGTTGCAATTCCTGCTACTGGAACTACTGTTGTTGCTGCAACCTGCTTAGCAACTGAGTTTAAGTCAACTGCTTCAAAGTTTGGAACAACTGCTTCAAGAGCAGAGACTGCACGAGCATCTGTGAAGTAAAGGTTTGAGCCTTCTGCTAGGTCAGATGTTGTAGAATCTGCTACACCGTTTTCTGCTGTAATTGTAAGACCGTTAGCATCGCCTGTAATGACAATGTTAGTCTTTGTTGCACCTGTTATAAGTGCTGCTGCTGAGGCCTTTGCACGAGCATCTGTGAAGTACTGTGCTGTTCCTTCTGAAACATCGTCTGTATCAAGAGTTACGCTACCACCAAGAGCAGTTGCAGAACCGTTAATTGTGATTGAGTTATTTACAAGTGATGAGTTAGCAATATTTGAAATTGTGTTGCTTGAACCATCAATTGTCTTATTTGTAAGAGTCTGCTGATCAGATGTTCCAACTACGTCTCCATAAACACCGTGAACTTCTGAACTTGAAAGTACGTGACTATCGAGGTTATTCTGAACTGATGATGCAGAACCTGAAGCATCGTACCAATCATCTACAGTGTTGCGATCAATTGCAGCCTCAGCATTTACAAACTTGAGACCTCCGCCACCGTAGTGTCTTGCAGTAATTACATTATCTCCATCAATGTAGATACCGTCACCTGTTGTAAGTGCATCTTGCTTTGCTGAATCAAGACCTGAGATCTCTGTGTCAACATAAAGTTTGTTTGTTGCATCTCCGTTAGATGTTGGTGCTGCAAGGCTTGTCACCTTGTTTGTTCCACCAAAATCAAGGTTGCCAGACATGCTGTCTCCAGCCTTGGCTACCTTCTCACCAATTGATGTTGTTACTGTTCCAACAAAGTCTGCGTCATCACCAATTGCTGCTGCTAACTCGTTTAATGTATCAAGTAGAGCAGGTGCTGCACCAACAAGATCTGCTACCGCTGTGTCAACGTATGACTTTGTTGCTGCATCCTGATTTGCTGAAGGCTCTGCAAGACCAGATACCTTATATCCACCAGCAGCAAGATCGCTACCAAGTGTCTTATTTGAAATTGTCTGTGCATCTGTTGTACCAACAACATCACCAGTTACACCATGAACACCTGATGTTGCAATTGTGTGTGCATCAAGATCATCTTGAACACCAGAGGTTGCATTGTTAATATCATTTGTTACTGTTGTATAAAGATCTGAGTCTGCACTTGTTGCAAAATCTTCTGCTGCCTGTTGTGCAACGCTGATTTCTGTACCTGTCTTGTATGCTGACCAAACCTTGTCTGTAGCATTTGAAGCATCATTAATCTTGTTATCTGTGTATGTGTTAGCATTTTGTTCTGCTGTAGTTGCAGATCCAGATGCATCATACCAAGTATCTACTGTTGTACGATTAATCTCAATCTGATTATTTCCATCAGTTGTAAGACCAGTTCCAAGTTGAACATCAAATGCACCATCTATGTACTCAATACCAGTTCCAAGTGCTGCAGATACTGCATCCTTAGCACGGGTATCTGTAAAGTACTGGTTTGTTCCTTCTGTAAGATCTGTTGTTGAGTGGTTAGCAATGCTTGATACTGTACCGTCAACATCACCAATGAGATCTCCAACAAATTGTGACTCTGCTGTAATTGTACCTGCAGCAAAATCTCCATTTTCATCACGCTTTACAACTGTGTTTGGTGTATTCGCTGAATCTGAAGAACCACCAATAAGACCAATAATGTAATCTTGGTCGCCTTGCTTCTTTGTAAGAATGTCATAGTTGTTGATTTTACCGTTTGTACCTTCAACGATCAGACCACTCTTAATCTTAAAGTCTTTGTTTACTGTTGCCATTTTTTATATCTCCTTTTATTTATGCCTTAAGTCCAATTCGTGCGTAACGAACTGTGACTGGCTTGATCGCAGGATCTGGAGTGACTGTTAAAGCCACGGTATTTCCAGTGCGAGAGACATTAATGGTGCCAATATTCCCATCATTGTCGATTGTTCCATATTCGCTGACGTTTACGTCTGTACCGTCAACAAGAATTGTTAATTCAGTAGCGTAGAATTTGTTATCTCCTGCAGATGTCTTTGCAATAGAGACTAAATACTTAACCATACGCCATTCTGTGGCATCAAAGTTATCAATAACCGTGATGTTTTCTATACCAGAAATTGTATTTTCATTGTTACCAGTTGAGCCCAGGTCATTTCCTGCACCTGCAAGGGTATCAATTAAATCCTCGTAATCTTCCTGGGTAGGACGATCACCAGTTCTAAATTTTGCTTTTACGGCTGGGATTGATATTTTTGCCATGGCTATATTATAACCTCCATTTTTGTATTATTAAAGAATATAGTTGCTAAAACCAATAACTGCTATACCAATACCAGCAGGGTTTGTTGCACTATATCCTTCAATTCCGATGTTTGTGAATTTTACCCTGAAAGGCAAGACATCGTTTACTTTTACAGTTCTAGTATCACTAGCAACATTAATAATTGCATAGGATACTGCATTTATTGCTTTTAGTTTTTTATTATTTTTTGGAAGTATTTTTGCTTGTGCCATTAATCAGTTACATCTTCAAGGATCTTCATGCTGCCCTGGGCAACTGTCCAAACATATGCGTCATTGGACAACTGAATATCAAAGATATCTCCTGTTTCAAGTATTTGTGACTCTGAAGAAAGTAGGGATACAGTGAATTCTCCTGGTTGATCGTCTGCGTCTGCAAATGGTGTAAGAGATAAAACTACTGTTGCATTGTCTGTAATTATTCCTCTATCAGATAAATTATTTGGACGCTTGATCTTCATGTCTATAGTCCAGTCTGCAATTGTAAGAGGCTGCTTCTCATCATCTGTTACGTATACTCTAAATGATGCTGTGTCTCCACGAACTACCGTCCAATTAATGGTGGGAGGTTTGTTACCTACATCGTAAGAAGAAGCGGATCCACGTAAAGTTGCCATAATAGTAAATTATACCATGCCTAAGACAGGCCATCCTTAAGGGCTTGCCATGTTCCGTTGCCCTTTGCCTGAACAATTAAAATTCCATTAGTACCTGTTGCTGCTACAACTCCAACTGCAGTTGCATTTCCTGTTGCAGGTCTAGTTCCAGTAAGTCCACCAGATACACCAACATAAACTGGATTACCATTTACAAAACCACCAGAACTCAAATTAATATCTTCCATCACTCCAGCAACAACAACTATTCCTTCAGCATTATTTGCTAGAGACTGCTTGAGTAATCCTAATATTGGTCCAACAGTTTCTTGTGTTGCATATGATATTTCTGGCTTTGTAGAATAGCCAGTTATATAAACTGGATCTCCAGCATTAAGCGACTGTCCACTTTTATTAATTACACCTATTTGAAATGCAGATAGTCCAAGCGGTGGCAGAACAATTTTTAGTCTGTCAGCCAATGCCTCAATATCTCCATGTACATTTACTGGATCTTCTGCTACTGGAAACGGTAGATTAAATACACCGTCATTTGTGTTACCTGATGCCATAATGATTAATTATACCACTTTTAAATTTGCTAATCCCGCCTGATTTGACTTATTTTTGAAAATTATGCTATACTTAGTAGTAACAACCCTGAAAAGGGTTTTTCGTTTCTAAGGAGGAAACAGATGAACGTATTACAAGATAAACAAAAACTCATCGGGATACTCACGATTATAGTAATGGCAGCACAAGGCTTGAACTCTGCTAATGCTAGTGAACGCAATAATTTAAGTACTGAAACAGTAGTTACTGAAGAACAGACCTCGAAAGAGGTTTTTTTGGTTTCTAAAGAAGAAAAATTAAAGAAGTTTGAAAATAAGGGTTCTCTAACCGATGGTGAACTCAAGGAACTTTTACACCTCGTTGGCTTCAAGGGCAACGATCTGAAGGAGGCTTGGGCAGTAGCCAAAAAGGAATCTAATGGTCAGCCAATTAGATTTAATGGGAATACCAAAACAGGAGATAGTTCCTATGGACTATTTCAGATTAATATGATTGGGATGCTTGGTCCAGAGCGTCGTGAGAAGTTTGAACTTGTCACAAACTCTGATCTTCTAAACCCTGTAATTAATGCACAGATAGCCTTTCACATGTCAAATGGTGGTAAGGATTGGTCTGCTTGGCATGGCCTAACTCCACGAACAAAAGAGTGGATGGCTAAATTTCCTAGTTAAGTTTATGGATGAAGACTTGTAGACTTACTCTACAATCTGATTGGACAGGGGATATCCCATGGGGTATCCCTTCTCCATTTACTACCGCTTTATTAAAAAATGGAGTTACTGAATTCCACAGACCCGTTTGTTGATTTTGCCAATGAAAAATACCACCGTGGTTATACTCCCAATCTTTATTTAAATAAACTGTAACAGCCTTACTATAATTTGCGTCTGCATGAGATGTAATAAAAGATCCACGTCCCCAAATATTTACTGCTGCCCCTGTCTCCGTAATCCTTTTATCTTTGCTCAAATCCAAAATACCAATTTTAATTAAGTAGTCTTCTATTTTTTGCTCAAGTTCAACCGTTGGTCTAATACATAAAACAAGGCTACTTCCGTCTGTTAATGATGAGTGCCAGTTTAGATTTGTCCACATACCTCTAGGTATTCTTGTTCCACGCACAACATCCATTCCATAGGAGTATAACTCTTCTGCAAGTTCTATTGGCAAAAAATCTGTATATTCTTCTATCATTACCATTTCCCCAAAGGACATGTTGCCTTTTCTAACTTTGTTTTTGCAACCATAAAGCATCCACACTTTTTACACTGCTTTGTTAAATTAATTAACTCAGGGCACTGTATGCATATTGAATATCTATCTTGTGCAACCTCATTAGTCACAGTGGGTACGCTTGGATCAAACATGTCCCACACACGTGTATCCCCAAGATTTTTCTTATATCTTTGCCAAGGTGTTAAATTATCAGACATTTCTATCTTCATAACTTATAATAGGATTGCTCTTTAGTGCAGCAATAAGCATATTTGTTTCCTCAGTTCCTAAAAGTACCCAATAAAAAGAGTGAACATTATCAACTACAAATGAAAAAGCAGCGTGGACACCCTCAACCGTTGGTTTTACCCCAGAAGATAAGACATCTTGATTATAAAAATTTTGTCCATCCCAAACATCTCCAACCGAAGGCATATAAGATAGTTCAGATATATCTATAACAGAAGGATACAAGGAAAGTGTATTAAACATGTTTGATAAAAGTTGATCTTGTGTTAAACCAGTATCTTGATCAAAAAGAACAGATGTAAGTAAAATTTTATCGCCATCTATATTTAAATAAAAATCTCTAGAAACAGTATTAGTCATTATATTATTATAGCATGATCAAATATTAACCGCAGCCAAACTGCTCTGCCAAAATTGTTCTAGTATTTCCACAATTGCTTACCTGTGTTGCACACCAGTCAATTCCACAACATACATATCCAGTAGTTGACCAACTGGTATCTGAGCAAGGACCTGGTGTAGGTGTTGGTGTAGGACCTGGGTCTGGTGTTGGAGTCGGTGTTGGTGTTGGTGTTGGTGTTGGTGTAGGTGTTGGGGTTGGTACACTATAAGAGCAGCACTGATAACTTTCATAAGTAGTTCCATCAGAATATTCAATAGTGACTAATCTTTCTCCACCTTCTGGACACATTGCGTATGCACTACATGGACCATATGTAGTATTCACAA